TGCGGTCTCGGCAACCAAATGGGACAGAACACCAACAGTATCCTCACTGCGATCATGCAAGGTAACAACGCTCTGACATCTCAGATCTGTAGCTGTTGCTGCGACATGAAACAGCTTGTAACCACACAGGGATACGAGAACCAGCTTGCGATGTGCAACCAGACTAACACATTAGTCAACACTGCTAACCAGAACACATTGTCATTGCGTGATGGTGCGACAGCCAACACGAATGCCATCCTTGCCAAACTTGACGCTATTCAGAATCAGGCATTGCAGGACAAGATCGCATCTCTTACTGCGGAAAAGGCTACTTTGACAGCCGAAATCTCTCAGCGTAACCAGAACGCCACTATCCTGAGTGCGGTAGGACAACAGATCGCTCCTTTAGCAGCCGGATTGCAGGCATTGCAGAGCGATGTTGATGGTATAAAATGTAAATTACCTAACACTGTCCCGGTACAATACCCTAATATTGTAGGCGTGAACGTGGATACATATCGTGCCGCAGCATACGGTGCTTATGCAGGTGATGCTGTATATGGCCGTGGTGGTTACGGATGCGGTTGCAATAACTACTGGGGTTAATCCGGTGAGAAAGGAGGTAGATATGTGGCCTAACTTTTTTACAGGATTTCCGTTCCCGTTTCCCTCCCTTGGCAGAGTGAATTACAACACTCTTCCTACGGTGGCTGTAACAGTCGGTACTGAGAATGTGACTTTGGAGCTTCCTAACCATGCGTTCCGCAACAGGGATTATGTCGGAGGGTTCTATGTCAATCTTCGTCAGGCGATCCCTGCCGGTACGACTGCAACCCTTCCGATACTGATAGGGACCAACGGGGATACAAGACCGTTAATGGCTTATAACAATGAGCCTGTGACTGTTGCAAACTTGGCTGGAACCGGTATCTATGAGATTCACTACAACAAGTATACCAACGAATTGTATCTTGTTAATGGAGGATACAGACCGACAACGGCGCCGGCTTCTACAGCAGAGACCGCTTCTTTACGGAGCAAGTAATAATTAACATGGAGTTTTGTGGTGGTTTCCCAAATGGAAATAGCCACACTCCTTTAAAATTAAACCAATATGTTTCAATCACTTCGTACCAATAACCAGTTATATATACTTCATAAGGATGCTAACCCGTTTATCGAATACGGCCCGGTAGTCAGCGTTTCCGCTCCCAAGCCGAAATATCCTATGGCATCCCCTATGGGACAGTTGCCCCAAATGGAAATGGTTGTGGATGTTGTTGTCTGTATCAACGGGCAGAACACGACTTTCCAAAATCTTCCTGCCGGCATGGATATAGCCGACTTCGGACAGAACGGCAATATCGTAGTGTCATGCTCACGTGATGCGATGAATAACGAGGTCGCTTCTATGAAACAGAAAAGCATAGACATCATCAACAGCATGGATTTTCACAATTCCGTCATTGCAGGGTGTGACAAGATGCTTACGCTCTTGAACCCTGAATTTGCCGAGAAACAACGTCAGGAGCAGGAAATATCCTCTCTGAAAGGGCAAATGGCGGAAATGAGCAAGAACATGTCTGACCTTATGGAATTGAACAAACGGCTTATGGAACAGCTCGGAGTGGTTGAAACATCCAAAACAAAGAAATGATTATGGGAATGTGGGAAATATTAGAAGAAGGGCGTGACGATTACGGACGCGGCTTCGGAATGAGAGGTGACGAGGTGGAAGAAGCCTACAAGGAAGGCTGCCGCCACGGTTACGAAAAGGCCATGAGAGAGATTCATGGAGACATGGGCTCCCGTGATGGCGGAAGAAATTATTCAGGATCAGGTATGGGAGAACGCAGATATCCCGGCTATTTCCCTGAATATCCCCGCATGGATGACATGGGAGAACGCAGACGCAGACGCGCCAACGGTGAGTTTTATTAATGGTGGAGGGGTGGAATGCCCCTCTTTTTAAACAAAGGTTATGGAACAGAGATTGGATACATACAGCAGATTCCCATCTGGCATGAGGGAATATCTGGAAGCATACGGCTTTCATTTCAGCAAGAAACTTTATGAATGGGCCGTCTCAAAAATGAAAGTGAAAGACGAAACCACGGGTAAAGAAAAAAAGTTGGAGCCGTGGAGCAAAGACGAAGTGGACGATATGCTGAAAGCGAACGGAATTACCATCGAGCACGACAAGGGTTATGACGTTGCTTATGTCGCAAACATGCTGAAAGCGGATTTCTATAAAAAATCATTGGTTGACGAGGCACATTTGTGCAAGCATATAAAGTGCTACCTTGATGATATTGATGGCGATCCTTGCAGGGCGTTTGACGAGTTCTTTGCCACCTGTATAGGTAAAGGGATTCCTGTAATCTGGTCGGATGTGATATGATTGTTCAGGAGTTCTACATACCAAAATATGGGGACTGGCACGTCAAAGTGTATTATGCGGTACACACCTATTGGGCGGATCGGATCATTATGGACCTGTACCGTATAGGATGCAGGGGGGATTCCCTCAAGCGTGCGTATCGCAATCTGACTGAAGGCAGAATGAATACCGGTCTAACCTATTCGGACTACAGGAGAAGAGAAACAGTAATGGTTATCTCACTAACCTCCACTCCCGAAGAGTTTCAAAATTCGTGGGACCACGAAAAAGGTCATTTGTGCCGGCATATCTCCAAGGCTTTCGGGATTGATCCCTATGGTGAGGAAGCGCAGTATCTTAGCGGATATGTGGGGCAGAAGATGTTCCCTGTTGCCAAGAAGTTCTTATGTGAACATTGCAGAAAGGGACTGGAAAAATAATAATAGAACAGAAGCGTTCTTTGACTTGTTGGAATTACCGTTTATTTATATGGATATATGATTTATAATATCGTCATAAATTAGGATTATATATTTAAAACCGCTATTTTTGTCATTAAATACATAATAGACGATATGGAGGCAAAGGATACAGTACTGAAAATACATGTGGAACATTCAAGGCCAATAGAAATCAATGAATTTACATCAGCATTGAACGCTGTCGGCAGTTTGTTCTCGACGTTTGCGCAAAAAAATGGAGACTGTAAAGAAACGGCTGGTGCAAAATTATATGTAGAGAAAATACAAGAAGGCTGTATTGACGTATTTTTATGTGAGCAAATAGCGGCAGGTTTGTTGCCGTTTGCTGAAAATATAAATCTCATTTTCGAATTTGCCAAGAATATAAAGTCTATTACTGAATATTTTTTTGAATCAAAAGGGGAAAAGCCTGATTTGTCAGCTAAAGAATGCAAAGATTTGCATGATATGGTAGGTATAACGGCTGGAGACAATAACGGTAGAATGGAGATGTCTGTAATAGACAGGGTGTCGGGCGGTAATGTGTACGTCGGATGTATCATTAACTCTATTTACGCTAATGGACTACAGAATCAAATGCATAATGAAATAGCGAGAATGAAATCAGATAGCGAAGAACATATCTATGCAAGGCAGCTAATGACCATATATCAGATGAGGGGCGATATGGGTACAGATAAAGGGAATAAGGCTGTTATTGATGCTATATCCAAAAACAAACTTGCTGTTGTGTTTGAAACGGATGAATTGAAAGAACAAATACTGCATTCCGATTCTAACCCTACAAAGAAGGCTTTCCTTGTTGATGTCGTTGTGCAAACTGTGGCTGGGAGAATTGCAGCATATAAAGTTATGGCGTTGCATGATGTGATAGATATAGATTAAGTCTTTAGAAGATTGGAATTTGACTATAATCAAGAAGTATATAGAGAACCAAGGGTAGCTGCGCTACCCCGCATTTTTCATCCCCTAAACTGAAGATTTAGGAGTTTTCAAATGCGAATCCTTATAAATACACTCGATAAAATTATATATCTATAATTAAGATATATATTGGAATAACAAATACTTTATTCTATCTTTGAGCCGAATTTTAAATTATAGATGGAAATGGAACAAGAAAACAACAATGCGATTCTTTCTTTTGAAGACTTTAAAAACCAAAACGGCATCGTTTATTGGTGGGCCTCAGAAGTAATGGTTATGCTTGGATATAATGATATGAAAGCATTTTGTAAAGTTCTTGACCGCGCGACAAAGGCTTTTGTTTCGCTCAACATTCCTCATTATGAAAATATAATAGCTGTGAAACGCAATAATAATGGTGTTGAGTTCCAAGACTTCAAACTTACACGTTTTGCGTGTTATCTTGCTGCTATGAATGGCGATCCAAAGAAGCCAGAAGTAGCATTGGCGCAAGCTTATTTCGCACAGCAAACACGAAAATTTGAATTATACATTGAAAACAATCAGGAAATAGACCGCGTGCTAATACGTGAAGAACTTGCAGATGGAAACAAATCTCTCGCTTCAACAGCAAAAGCCGCAAATGTTACTGATTATGCAAAGTTTCAAAATGCAGGTTATCTGGGTATGTATAATATGGAATCGTGGAAGCTTGAAAAGAAACGTGGCGTTAAAAAAGGAAAGCTATTTGACAGAATGAGCCGTACCGAACTTGCTGCCAATCTATTCCGTGTTACCCAAACCGAAGAGCTTATAAAGAGTAAACAAATATCTGGACAAGCTAATTTAGAACAAACACACTATA